CCCAGGTGGACCCGTTGGCGGTTGACCCCTCGCCCCGCGTCGCCCAGGTGGACCCGTTGGCGGTTGACCCCTCGCCCCGCGTCGCCCAGGTGGACCAGTTGGCGGAAGCCCTCGTCGTCCTCGGTCACGCCCCACGGGCCCGCCTCGTTATCGGAGCACCACCCCGAGCCGATCCAGCAGCACTGGCCCCAGGCCCACCAGCCGGCCACCTTGGCGTCGAAGTAATCGGGGTCGCCCTCGAGCCGGGCCGTGAGCGTGCCCCGCCGCTCCTTGAGCCAGATGTGCCGGGCATGCAGGTCGTTCTCGTTCACGGGCCAGTCGGCCCACCGCGCCACCTCGTGCGGGGCGGCGGCGACCGCCCGCCAGAAGTTGGCCACGAAACCGTCGGCATCGTTGACCGTCTCGGTCCCGCGGCGGCGGCCCGATCCGGGCCGGAGCATCAGCATGGCCAGCGAGCCCATGAAGGGCTCGACGTAGTTATCTACCGCCCCGAACCGGGCCCACACGTCGGCCGCAACCGTGGACTTGCCGCCGAACCAGGGGAAGGGCGGCCGGTAGTCGCGGGCGGTCACGAATAGGCTCCGTGGTCGCTGGCCGCGAGTAGCGAGTCGATCGTGTCCTGCAGCCGGGTCGGCAGCTGGCCGACCACCACGTGCTCGCGGTTCTCGTACCAGTGGGCGACCAGCATCAGGATCGCGATCTTGACGTTCTCGGGCACCGTCGAGGAGTCATTCCCGTAGCCGAAGATGCCGCGGATATTGATGCAGTCGATCACCGGCCGCGGGATCGGCCAGGTCATGCCGTATTGCGGCTGCACTCGCGACGGCCCGGCGACTACCGAGCCCGGGGTTACCGACTCGGCGATGTATTGCGCGGGCGGGATCGTGATCCAGCTGCCATCGAAGCCCTGGAACCGGATATACGTGATCGAGAGCAGCGGGGCGAGGTGGAGGTTGAGCACGCCGGTGTTGCTATTCGGCAGCCAGTAGGGGATCGGGCCCATCACGGCTTGCGCCCGGACCACCCGGTTGTAATAGCCGCCCAGCCAGGGCCAGTTGTCCCCCCAGTAATCGGCCGTGGTGGCGATCAGGAATTGCCCGAGCAGCACCTCGACCGTGCGGCGGGCCGCGACGATGAAGCTGGCGACGCGGGCATCCTCGTCGGTCCGCTCGACCCGGGCGTGTTGCTTGGCCTGGGCCAGCGTCACGGGCTCGTTGCCCACGGCGAGGCCCACGGCCGTGCCGGCGGCGGTCGCCGATTGGCTGAGGGTGATCTGGCTGGCCGAGTCCACCGAGAGCACCAGCGTATCGGGCGGCAATCCCGGGCCGGTCACGATCGAGCCCGGCAGCACGCCGGCGGTGGCCGTGATGCCGACGACGACCGCCGAGCCGGCCGTGAGGTTGCCGGCGATCGCCAGGCCCGGCCCGCTCACCACCTGATGGCGGAACAAGCTTTTGTCCTTCGTCCCTTGTCTATTGTAAAATCATGGCGGCGGACTGGCGGAAAATTCGTCCGATTGCGCTTGGGCGTCGGTCCCGGTCCGCCATGGGACAGGCGCCGCCGCGGTCGAGAAGACATCTCGGCATCGCGGGTCGACACGCGATGCCCCGATGTCTTAGATACCCCTCAATATTTCGGCCGCTTCTCGGCCTTCTCGGCGTGCGCGTGCTTCGCGGCCTCGGCGGCGGCGGCGGTGTTCTGGGCGATCACCTCGGATCGCTCCTTGCCGACGGGCGGCGGGGTGACCGGCGTGCCGGCATCGACCACGGCGCCCGCGCCATACTTGACCATGTCCTTGGCGCGGTCGCCGTCGACCTCGACGACATCGCCCGCGGAGTAGACGTGCGCGTCGATCAGCACGCCGTCGCGCAGCAGCCTCAGTTTCTGGGTGGGTAGCACGGCTCGTCCCTTACGTCGTGACCATGTCGTTGATGTAGGCGAACGATTGGAAGTGACGGAACTCGATGTCCAGGTCCTGGAGGACGACGATCCGGATCGTGCCGGCCGGGCCGCCGGTATACGGGTCGACGAGCCAGTCCACCCCCGTCCAGAAGGCGAGCATGCAGTCGCTCCAGTTGCCGAAGATCATGGCGGAGAGCGCGGTGCCGGTGCCCTTGGTGAGGTTGGAGGGGATGAGATTGGTGGCATAGGCGTCGTGCTCGTTCACGTCGGCCCCATCTTCCCAGACCATGATCGGATAATACGACGTCTGGGTGATCCCCTGCTTGGGCGTCATCTTCAGGGTCGAGCGGCCGCCGGGCGAGGTCACATACGCGAGGTTGCCGATGTCGGCATTGGCCTTGGCGAGCAATTCCTCGAGCTGGATCATCGACTGGAACGTGGGATTGCCGCCGTTGGTCCCCAGCGGGACGACCTGCGTGAAGCCGGCGCCGACGAGGATGCCCGTCGGCTGCGGGGTGCCGGTGCCGTTGTAGGCGGCCGACTCGATCCCGCGGGCCAGGATCGCCGCCAGGTCCTGGCGGACGAATTCCTCGGGGTCGATCGAGAGCTGCTCGAGGAATCGCCGCGACATGTCGGTGAAGGCGCCGACGGTCTTGGGGGTGAACAGCACCTGGTCGATCGTCTGGCCCGTGGTGGCGACCGAGCCCGATTCCGCCACCCAGGTCACGGTACCGATGCCCGATTGCCGCGGCATGGCGAAATTGCCGTGCATCTCGGTCATGTAGGTGGCCCCCATCTGGTCGAGGACCATGCGGGCCCGGAGGTACTCGATCCAGGTCGTATCCCATCGCGTCAGCACCGCGCCCGAGGCGGCCGTGGTATCATCGATCCGGCGCTCGACGCCGTTGTCGTGGCCCTGGCGGTCGAAATGCACGGGCGGGCGGAAAGGACGGCCGCCGACCTTGTGATTGCGATGCACGTTCCACTTCATCGGCAGATTGGTCGGCATGAAGAAGGAACCGACCGGTTTCTTGCCGATCCGCCGCTCGATCTCGTCGGAGGTTTCCTTCTCGAGCCCGTCCAGCGGCTGCTTCTTCCCGAGCAGGCTGAACGCCCGGCAGAGCGAATAGCTGTGCTTGCCCCGGGCCTCCTCGAGCTCGTGCGGCAGCGGCTCGCCGCGGCGGCGGAAATCGGCCTCGGTCATGCGGGCATTCGCCTCGAATCGCTCGATCGAACTGATGGTCTCGGCCAGCTTCTTCGCCTCGGCGAAGACCTCATCGGATCGTTGCTGCTCGTCGGCCGTGAACGGCCGCTTCTCGGCCTCGACGCGGTCGGCCAGTTCACGCTGCTCGTCGATCAGCTTCGCGTGCTGGTCTCGTAATTCACAGGCTTTCATGGGTTACTCCCGTAATGGCGGGCAGCACGCGGGCCTGCTCGATGCGGATGCGGAACCGGAGATGGGACAGGGCGGGATCGGGGACCGGCGGCGGCACGACCTCGGGCCGGGGCGGCGGGGCCGCCTCGCGGCGCAGGGCCTCGAGCGACCGCATCGCCACCGACGTGTCTTCATAGGCCGGGAAGGCGACCGGGCCGACGTCGTACAGGTCGCGGATGTGGAGGATCGTCCGCTCGGGCGGGTTGACCTTCTGATCCCACAATTCCTCGTCGCAGACGAAGGAGAAGGACATCCCGTCCATGTCGCCGCGGCGGACGCTCTCGGCGGTGTCGCGGCCCAGCTGGGTGTCGGGCAAATCGACCTCGATCCGCAGCCCGAGCGCGTCCTCGGCCATCCGCAGCGTGCCCGACTTGGCCCGGCCGATGAGCAGGTTGGAATCGTGGTTCACCAGCGCCCGCACATCCTGGCCCTTGCAATCGCGGAAGGCACCCGCGGCAATCTTCTCGCGGAATGAGCCCAGGTCCACGCTGAACTTGTCGAATACCGCGGCATAGCCGACCATCATGCCGGGGCCCATCTCGCCCTTGGGGGCGCGGAGCTCGACGCCCGCCATCAGGTTGCGGCGCTCGCGCCTAGTTTCGGATGGCGAGGTCGAGTCCATGGGACGCTCCATTCTGGCCGGCCTTCGGGGCCGGCGGCGGCGATGGCGATGGCGATGGCGACGGCGAGGACGGCGGCGGGGCGGCCGGCTGCTTGCCGATCTGGTCGAGCGGCAGGTACTGGCCCTGCACGACGTAGAGGTCGCCGCCCTTCTCGGGCCCGATCGGGTCCATCCCCTCGGCGATCCGGATGTCGTCGGCGGAGAGGGCCCCGGTGTTGCGCATCACCTGGTAATAGCTGGTGCGGGTCGCCGTGTTGGCCCGCCGCAGGTGGGCGAAATTGTGCATCCAGCAGATGCCCCGCTCGCGCTCGGGCATGAACAGCAGCTTGGTATCCAGCTCGGCCTCGGAGGCGATCGCCCAGCCCAGCAGCGTCGTCTGCTCGTACTGCGCGTTCGCCTCCTCGGTCGAGTTCAGGTGCGCCTCGCTGAAGTCGCCGAGCCGGTGGGGCGGGATGCGGAACATCCGGGCGACCTCGAGCACCTGGAATCGCCGGGTCTCGAGGAATTGCGCGTCCTCGAGCGGCATCGTCCGGCCCTTCCAGGTCATGCCCTCCTGCAGCACGGCCGTGTGGTGGGCGTTTTTCGATCCCTGGTGCACCTGATACCAGTCCTCGCGCAGCCCTTGCTTCGCCGCGGGGGAGAGGGTCTTGGCGGTCTCGAGCACGCCCACCGGGATGGCGCCGTTGCCGAAGAAGCTGCCGCCGAACTCCTCGGCGGCGATCGTC